TTTTTGTTACATCTCCATCTGCATCTCTAACCTCAAGCGTTATAACAAATTCATCTACTTGCCATTCATCACCAGATTGCCAAAGATTATCACTTCCACCTTGTAGCCTCGTTGTTTTGATAGAATTTGCAGAAGTAAGGACAGTTATAAAAGCCCAAGAGCCATCTGTCACATTTCTTATGAATTTACCTACAGCTAGACTTCCAAGTGCACCAGTATCATTTAATGTAGTGCTATCTCCTAAACTAGATGTAGTTCCTGTATATGGTTGAGGAAATTCTGCACCCTCACCAGCTTGTAGAGGAATTGTAACAGTAGCACCAGAAATTCCAGCACTGAGAGTCCCTTCTGCATTGTCCGCCGTTGAATATAAAATATAAGACATATCCACATTTTACACTTTTTATAATTAATTGAAAGTTTGCTGTAGTTCGCTGTAGTTCGCTGTAGTTCGCTGTAATCGCACCCGTTTTTCAATATGTAATTCTTTAGAAGTGGCTAAACTAAGCCCATAAGTGCTCCCGTCTACTAACAGCAAACTATAACAAACTATAACAAACTTTACGCAAAAATTGGCTTACCATAGCCAATAAACAATTTGCATGTATTTAATTGTATTTATTTAAAGAAATCTATTCTTGAACTTAATAGTTGTATAAAAATTAAATGATGTTCCTGTAGTAGTAAACTTAAATATATTTCCTCCAATATCCATTTTGGGAAATGCACCAGTATAATCTACTTCAACTCCATTCTTCTTTACTGTCTTATTTTCTGAATCAAATACTAATACATCTCCTGCGACTAAAGCATCATCATATTCAATTTCATCTATAGTACTACCATTACTATCTAATCTTTTAATATTTAAAACTGTAACAGAACTTGCAGCATAGAATATTGCTGTGATGACAGGTTGTGCTTCAATAGTACCTGCATTGACGGCAGTTGTTATATTTAAAGGAGATGTAGTAATTGATTCATTTACAAATGAATACGTCCTATTAGTAGCAAATGGAGTACGACATTCAAATCTTATTTCAAATGGTATCCAACTTGTATGAAAATGCTCGCGATCAGTAAATAAACTTTCCATATTTATTGCAGTAGCTACATATCTACGAACAACGCTATTTCTAGTGATATCTAAATTTGCTTGTGGAGTACGTAAATTTTTTCTTAATGTATCCATCAATGTTTCTAATGCAGTAGCAGAAGCCGCAGTTAAATGACCTTTTGCAATAATTGTTTTCTTTCTCCAATAATCAGCATTAAAAAATTCACCATCATCTCGTGGTACTGCTCCACCAATAATATCTCTTGTTGGTGCAGTATCTAAAAGTGATGAAATAATAATTGTTGATCCGTTATGTAAAGAAAAACTATTAAATACAAGCAAGTCGGTAGATAGCGTTTCCATAAGTAATCCGCCATTGTATCGACTTGTATTGAATTGCCTAGCGTTGTATCTAGTTTGACTCATGATGCTTGAAAGTTTTGTAAGTGAATTAATCTAGCAAGAGATTGTTCTATCTTTTCAGCTAATCTAGTTTCATCTGCTTCATTTGTAATTTCAACTTTTCCTATTAATGGTGCATTTATATTTAAAGTATTACCTGCTTCTGTATCCTCTCTTCGTCTTGAAAGTCCTGCAGCTAATACTTTACTGCCTTCTGGTAAAAATACTGTTTCTGGTCCACGCTCTCCAACCTTTGTAATTCCACTTGCAAGCCCTCCAGATTGTTTTCCGGGTGTTACTGCTTTAAAAACTGTTTTACCTATACTTTTTGCAAATGCAATTGCTCTTTTAATTGCATTGATTACTTTATCTATATATCTCATTACAAAATCAAGTGCAGCTACGAGATTATCTTTCAATATTATAGCTACATCTTTAGATGCTTGCTTTAAAGCGTCCCAGTGAACTATTAATGCCACTGCTAAAGCAATAATACCACCAATACCTATAGCTAATGCACCACCAACAGCAAGAGAAATACCCAAAAATGCTAAAGCTAAAACTGCTGCAGTAACCGCTCCTGCGACAATTCCAATAGCTGCTGCAAGTGATACAGCTATAGACACAAACTTTATTGTCTCAGGATTTAAATTATTTAATGTTTTAAATAGTTTTGTAAATGATGCTATAGCACTAGCAAGAACAGGCTCCATATCTTTACCCATTTTTAATTTAAATTCTTCTACATGCCTAGATAATGATCTCATTTGTTTTCCTGCTGATCCCATGGCCTTTTCATATGTCCCTGCAATAATCTTTCCTGAATCTATAACAGAATTTAACCTTGCTTGTTTTTTTTCTGCTTCGGTTAAATCAACCGCTGTTTTTCCAAGTGTTTTTGCAAATTCTTTATATACAACATTTAAATTTTCATACAAACCAAGACTTCTTAATATTTCAAAGTTACCAGAAGAAATAGCAAATACTACTTTTTCAGCAGCATCAGAAGAATTTGTTTGTCCAATAACAGCAGCATCCTGCGCTATTCTTGCAAGTTTAGAACCTTCAGTTAAATCCATTTGAGCTTGAAGCATTTGCACCATAATCTGCCTTGCAGATTGTGTTGTTATTCCATTTTGCTTTATAGCTTTCTCTTGTTCTCGTATTGTATCTGTTGTAAATCCAGCTTGAGTTCCTAAATGGTCCATAACTATACCTAATTCATCTACTCTTGAAGCAAGTACAGCATTATCAAATTGAAATTTACCAAGTACTGCACCTGCTACTCCCATTGATGCACTTAATCTTCCTAGTTGCTGTTGTATAATTCCAAGTTCATTACCAAGATTTTTAAATACTTTAGAAGCATTATCTTGAGCCGTTATTATATATTCAACGGTGCGATTTGCTGCAACAGGCATTTTACTATTGGGAAGATTTATTGCTCTGTATAATCATATCATAATGTAACAAAACATCCGACTTTCTCATTTTTCCAATTTCAGTCGGAGACAAATGTAGTTCACGCATCAATAAATGATTAATAACTAATTCAGAGACTTCCTGTTTTTCTTCACCTTCGAGCCGGAAGCCTTTTAAAGCAAGTCGCACCAAAGGTGTTATTCGTTTCCCCGTTCTGTTTCATTAGCTTCAATATTAGTAATTCTTTCTAAAATAGCTGTATAGTCACCAGAAGAAAGTTTGCCTAAATAAATATCAATATCATCCAAATCAATAGTCTCACCTTCACTATTTTCCACTTTCTCAATCATACCTATAGCCTTAACTCTATTTGATCTATTTACATCTGCCATCGTAATTGTCGCATTCATAGCTTGTGCAGATTTTGACTTACGTATCTCGTTCTTCATACGCTCTTTTACAACTGATTCACCTGTAGTGTATTTATGAAAATCATCAGCTCCAAAAAATGTAAGTACATCATCATCTGTGACTTGTTGCGTTGCTCCTATATCAAGCGATACACTTTGCATAGCTTCAGAAGAGGCTTCTACTACACTTTGAGGAATATAATCTAAAAGTGTAATGACATCCTTAGATCGTGGGAGAGTGATTTGTACTGACATAATAAAGTAGGTAAAAGGTAAATATACTCAAAATCAAACAGAATCGCTACCTAAGAAATGTTTGTATGTTTTAGCTATATGGTAGCTTAATGCTACTAAAGCGATAAACAGGTTAGTTTCTGAGCGATTTTGGGTAAGGTAAAGGTTCATTAAGCAGGTTCGGTATAAGCAGTAGCAGCCTCTTCATTTACAAGAAGCACAGCAATATCATGCAAATCAGTATCATCAATATCATATACTGCTTCAAACGTAAGTGTTTCAATATCTTCTTCATCTGCTCCTTCTGGTCGTTCATGTTTAACTATATTAATTTTCGCTATCTCTATCTTTAATTCAGGATTCTCTGAAGTTCCAATAGTTGTACCAGTGTCATTAAAATCAATACTTAATGCTTTATCCGTTTCATCAAAGAAATAATCACGATACGTTTGCGCTTCCCAAAGAATTTGTAACTGTCCTCGTACCATTAATTTACCTCCAACAAATTTTATTGGTTCTTTTGGGTCCGTATGAGAAGTGGTCTTAAAACTATATACAGGGAAAATCTCTCTTTCTATTTCAAGTTCAAGAGATTGAAATGCTATACCTGCAGCAGCACCAAGGTCTGTCTGAGCCGCAGCAAGTTTAACTGTACAATGAGAACCTTGAAAATGATGATCTGTAGTATGAGCAGCAACACCACTACCGTCTTCAACTTTCTGCGCCATTCCTTCTACATCTGCAGTAAGCAATCCATTTGGTGCACATTTAAGAACTAATTTAGTAAATGTCCCATAAGTAGCTCTATCATTTTGCACTCCGTCCATGTTGAAAAGAGTGTAAGCAGGAAGTACACCGCTATTAATGACAGTAATATCATGATCTCTTACTAACGTTTCTCCACCAGAATTTTCAGAAGCTACAGTTCCAAGTAATCCAGTTAAAATATGACCAATCCAATCACTCTTTACATCTGCAGAAAAAGTAAATTTAGATATTCTTTCAACTACATGCTGTTCAATTCCTTCCATAGCTACACCTTGCAAGCCAGAAATCTTTGCATATTTAAGATCAGATTGCAGTATTCCAGATTCAGCAGTGACAGTTTGACCAGTTGCAACTGCAACGGCCGTTCCTTTAGTTGCATCATCTTCTCTAGCAATAGCCAATGAATTTAATCTTCGAACTTGTCCCATTATTTTTTGGAGGAAGTAGTGCGCTTTATTGTATCAGGTTTTTTAAATTCTGCATGTACCTTTTTTAATTCAGGGTCTTTTTTAAGTACTACAGCAAGTTTTTTTGCTGCTTCCATCATTGTCTCTCCCCATACAGAAACACCCTTTGGTATCGCAGGACAATAATCGCATTCTTTCTGCCCTCCCCAAAAGTGATACATTTTTGCCATGCACTAAGTATAACTCCTAAAACTACGTATTGTCACTACTAAAGGAAGTACGACTGCAATCCCTTCTGCTAATTGTTCTTCAATAGCCCCTTCTCCTACAATTTGTTCAATAATAGTATCACTATCTAGCTTGTACTCCTCTTCTAATTTTGCAATAACACCTTCCACAGCATTTTGAAAATCAGTTTCTTTCTTTGCAGATGTTTTATCAGATGATAATTCACCAACTATTTCAACACGAAATGCTATAGCAGGGTGATGATCTGATGCTCCGCCTCCACCCATACCTTGCACAAACCTAGATTCATAATCATCTAAATAGAATCGTATATATGGAAATCCAGTATTATTTCTATTACGTCCTTGTAATACAGTTTTTACAACTGATGAAGAGATATTACCAAGTTGCGTTGCAAGTAAGCCGGATATTGTAGGGATTGTACTCATGGGATTTTATTCATAGCTTGTTGGAATAATCTATCAATTACTTTTTGTGCTCCTTGTGCTAGTGTCCATTTAAGGAATGGTCGCGCGCGCATGCGACTTGTTCCTTCATGTACATATATACCATATTTTACACCAACAAAGGTTGCTGCAGATAGTGGATTTAATTTTCTATGATTAATAGATGCTCTCATTCTACCAGTATCAACAGGAGTGCGTGAATTATTGCGTGCGCCCTCTGCAAGTACACGAGCAGATTTTTGTACAGCTATACCAAATTCTCTTTTCGCTTCTATAGGAAATCTTTTCAATGCTTTAGAAATCTCCTTTGCGCCACGTATTTCAACATTAACATTTATTCCTGCCATATATTCAGTATACCATTAAGGGGTATCACTTATTATTCTACAGTAATGAAGCATCTTATTTGCTCTCTCTGCATCTTTAGCATCTTTGTCTTTAATATGTTTTAACTGTTTTGCATTAAGCTTCTTCTTCTTTTCTTTCAATCCTTTTTCATTTAAATGTATTTTAATGGCACGATAATATGACATGTTACCAAGCCGAGGATTGTATTTCTCTTTATTCTTTTTTGTGATTATAGGCATATCATCACTATTTGAATATTGTTTAAAGAATAAAGCAGCAACATGAGCATCTGGCCCACTTATAACTGCAGACCAAGTACGATCACTGTTTTTGTGTTTAACATGTATATGATATTCAGATATTTGCATCAGGTCTTAATGGGAACAATTACACAATTAATATGAGGAAGCCCTCCGAAATCATACGTATCTACATTATGAACTCTGTATGGGTCCGCGTTTCCTGCAGGATCAATAATTACTTTATCTCCTTCACGAATATCAGTATTTAGATCTGCAAATAATTCATACGTCTTATGTGCATCAACTCCAAGCAATGCACGCTTATGAGTAGACAATGGAATAATCGCAACACTGATATCATGTTCATTTGGTGAAGCAGGATAAGCAACTGCGCCATCTGTAGTTGGTATGTGATAAACATCAGCTAATTTCATTAATGAGCGGTCCATGAAGCAAGTTATGCTCATATTATTAAATTGGAAACAGCTTTGTATTTTTCAATAGTTGGCTCGATCATAGGATTATCTCTCGACAAATCATACGAACGTGACCAACTACCTACTTTTTCACTTGACACTCTTGAGCCATCACACTTCATCATATTCTTTACTATTTCATTACAACATCTAATTAAATCATTTGGAACCCACGGTGCAGCAGGTGAACTTGCAGCTTCTGGTTCTTCATATCCTGCTTCATACGTTACACGCCAATTAAGCGTGCCTCTACTAAATCTAAAATTCAAAGGTCTGATTATTCCTTTATCCCATTCAACAACATAATCGTACCCAGTAACTAAACCTGTACTACTCCATACTTCAGTTCCATCTGTTCCTCTGCTTTGTAATTGTTCTAACGTAAATGAAGCAGAATCAACAGGATAGTTAGGCAAAAGATATGAGCCTTGCCCTTCTCCACTAAATTTTAATTTAGGCTCATCATCTACATCTGTTACATCATGCGTGCCACCTCCTGCATTATAATCTCTACGTACAAACTTTCTATTACATTGCCCCTCAATCCACTCTGTAGCAGAAGCAATTAAACTTTCTATTAAACTATCACTACCTGTATCCGCAGTAGGTATCCCCATTGCCAACTTAGCTGATGCCAGTGTAGTTAGGGATTCCTTGATTACTGTCATTATTCAGATGTAGTAGTCTCTACTTCGAGAATAGCTGTCACACGATCTTTTTCAGATTTATGTACTTTTGGATCATAGACTTCTCCTTCAACTAAAATATCGATTTGCTCTTGTTTATTTAAAGCATATATTTCTTGCTCTCTTGTTAATTCAACATCTACTACCTCTTCCTCTACAACTTCCTCTTTTGCTTCTACAGTAGATTCACCTAATGCTTCATTGACTGCTTTCTTTCCTGCTATTTCAGCAGCTTCTTCCTTTGACAAGCCCTTCTCAGGGCGAACATAGGGTCTATTTAATTGATCTTCATTCTCTCCATCATTAACAACTTTTGATTTCAATTTCTTAGCACCTTTCATATCAAACGCTGCACCATACTTTCTTAACTGCCACTGATCTAGTACATATTTTTGACCAACTTTACATACACGTTTTCCTTGAGTAGGAGAATCTTTACTTGCATCTATATCTCCAATATCAGGAAATGTAGCATTGTTTTCATTATGCGTAATTGCATCACCATCACGGCCTGTAGGCATACCTATAAATTTAACTTCGTATTGTTCGATCTCAAGTAGTGTCATGATAGAAAGTTGGAAAGGTGGAAATAATTACTCCCGACTAGCCAATTGTAATGGCTAGTACGGCAACAATCAAATTGATCAACTTGCTGCAGTATTAAGAATAGAGAAGGCTTCGAGATCTGAAATTTCGAATTCAACATGCTCTGTCACACGAACAGCACTCATGTCTTTTTCAAACATATTATCAGAACCTACAGTTCCTTCCGTTCCAATAGCTACAGTCATGCGTTGGCGATCACCCATATATAGGTGTTTAAGATTGCCAAAGAATGCATAGGCTGTATCAACCGCAGGAGCAGATGGTAAACCACTACTCGTGAGATATCTAAAGCCGCGAATGGTTGCCGGTGAGCCCGCAGTAGCGGGTGCCCATAAGTAACCTGCTGCAGCAGTTAGAGTATGCAAATGGAACAACACCTTCTTATTGAAATAGAACGCAGCTCCATCATCTATGTACTGCGGACCTAGTTCATCAATTAGGCGTGCAAGATCATCGAAATCAATATCACTAATGGATGTATTACCAGACGTACTAGAATTTCCATTATAGATTTCATTTGTGGTTGATTCCAAAATACCAGTAACAGTAGAACCAGAACCAGTTAATGCTAAATCATCTTCCTTTGCAGCAAGTGAAATTGCCGCGTGCTCAATTATAATTGGAACAACTGCAGGGTCAGCATTCATTATTAATTCATTTTGAATTGCTGTAATAGTTGCCAATTTTCTGGTAGCAAGTGTTAGCTGAGCAGTTACAAGATCACTAGCTGTGATTTGTGAACCTGCAGACACTTCGTAGGCTGTTAGACCTGTAGAAATCTTAGGGAATTGCATTGTGTCACTAGACATAGGAATAATACGAGCGTTTTGTCTTACGATTCCTCTTCGCTCAATATTATCAATGACTAAATTACTAAAGACTTCTGGCACAAGTTCATCACCTGCAGTAGCAGCACCCATAGAACGCTGTTCTTTAGCCTTTGCGTCCGTATGAATAGTGTCTCTGCCTAGATATTCAGCTTCCATTTCATATACTTTTTGTCGTTCATCACGACTTCCAGTTTTTACTGCACGCAAAAAATTAGCACAAATTTCACTTTCTTTTATATTGCGCTCTTTTTTCTGGTGCGCAGCATCAATACCATTATTAATAGTATGTTTTGCTTGCTCTATGGTTTCACCAAAGAGTTTTGTACGTTCTTCGATTTCACGTTCGTACACTTTACCGACTGCCTCAGCAACGCCCGTGGTTAGGGCGGCGCGCATTTCTGGCGAAAGTTCCATTACTTTATCATTATGTTCCGTGGAAGTTCCCTTCGCTTTTTCTTCTTTTTCTTTTAATGCGCGTGCGTGAGCAATCTTAATTTCTGCCTCTGTTAATTCAAGAGTGGTATCACTCATAATTATTCAATGGGAATAGAAATAGAATTGATTGCTTCCTCCGTCCACGTAGGAATTAATGTTCTTATTTTTTGCAGGGGTACACCTTCGCGCAGAGCTTCGCGCTTTTTATTCTTGACTGACTCAGCAAGTTTTGCTGATAAATCACGAATTTCCTGCGGTGTTGGTTCGTGAGTTTCCCGAACCTTTGCAGTGGACTTTGGAGTCATAACTAATTCGATGACTTTCTTCACAGCTTCCTCCTCATCATCAGGACACTTGAGCCCTACACGTTTATACAATTTTTCCATTAGATTTCTGTAATACTTAGATACTTTGCTGAACTGCTCAAAATATTCTCTATGTTTAATTTGATCTTCTGTTTCTTTTTCAGCTTCCCTTTTAATTTCTTCAAGTTCACCTTCCATCTTCTGTTTCCATTCAATAAATTCTGGTAAATCTTGCAATACTATTTTTACTTCTTCTTTCTGCTCAAAGAATGATACTGCATTACTGGCTTTCTCTTCTGTTACAGCTCCTTCACGCTTAGCAACAAGTGCATCATCATTTGCTCCAATAGGCACTACAGAAAATTCAAATAGTTTCCATTTGGT